AGCGTCTTGATCCATCCGGCGGCGGGGGCTTCGACGCCCTTGAGCGTCTGGTGCTCGTAGTCAATCACGCCGTCCTTGCCGCGCTTGGCGAAGTCTTCCAGGATCGCGTCAGCGTCGCTCTCGTTGAAAGCGAAACGTCCCTGTTCCTCCCCCTTGGTGTAGTCGTTCTCGCCAAAGCGGATCAGCAGGAACTCTTCCGGCGGCGTCAGGGCGCCGTCGGTAAGATCGAGCGGCGCCAAGGCCAGCGTGTCGCCCGGGCCGGCGCTGAGTGCTAGGATGTGCGTTTGCGCGTTCATATCAATACCCCATGCGTCAACTGCGGTTTGCAAAAAGAGGGATTGTAAAACGCCCTTACTTGGCCGGCGCCCCGCGCGTCCAATAAGAAGCCGGCAGGACGCCATTCAGGAACCCGGCCAACAGCGCACCCTGCAACGCGTCCTCGAACGCCCTCGTGTCGAATTGGTCCATAAGGCCGGGTAGAGACGCCATGAAGGCTGGCCCTCGCGCCTTGAACTTCTCGACCAAATCCGGATCTTCTGGATCGAGATCACCGAACGCTCTACCTGCGGCCGTTTCAATCGGCACTTTCCACGCGGCTAGGGCATCCTCGTCCACCAGGCGGCCCAGCGCTGCCAGTGAGACGCGTGAAATGATCCGGTCGCGCGACTCAACCCTGGTTGTGCCAGGTAGCCCAGGGAAATCGCTGAACTCCTGTCGGGGCATGAATGCAGCACCAGGCTGTGGTAGTGGTGGCTCCTCTTCCCGTTCTTCAAGCTCGACGCCATAGGTGTTGATCACGTATTCCCGTTTCAGCTTGCAACCGGCGGCCCGGGCGATCTTCTCATCGCGGTCAGCGCGAGTATTCAAATCCTCCGCCTTCTTGCAATCAATCACAAAGCGCATGTCATCGGTGTCTTCAAGACCGTGCCGAAGCCGGCAAAGCCAGTCTACCAGGCGATTCTGGACGACCTCCATCAGCATCGCGCAATCTGCCTCAAGAATGTCCTGGCGGACCTCCTCCTGCATGCCGCCCTGGGACAGGCCGCTGCCTCGATCGCTCGATGCCAGCTGCCCCAGGACGACCAGCGTCATGATCTCATCGCTGTAGCGTTGATGCCGCTCATAGGCGTCGTTGTTGCCGCCGGAGCCACCATTGAGCATGTCCATCTGCGTCTCAATCGTCCCGATGCCGCTACCGCCGGAGCGCACCGACATCAGTGATCTCATCAGCTCCATCCGCTTCTGCGCGTCGTTGAAATCGCCGCTCGGAATTTTGCCCAGCAGAAAGGGCATGCCGAAGCGCTCTAGGAAGCGATTCCAGTCCCGCCATGCCGAATTCTTGAAGAGGTGAGTCCAGAGAAGAGTTCTCAATAGCCCCGTGCGGCATGGCAGGCCCGTCTTGAAGTCATTGACCATGTAGATGACCTGCGCGGGATGCATGTCGCATAGGGGGATCGGTCTCCCGTCCGCGCCTGTTAATGCAGGGTTGCCGCCCTCGTCGAACAGCCACCGATCCGAACTCACTGGCTGGAAGCCCGTCACCCCTGCCCCACCCGGGAGCCAGTCGACGACCACGCCGGCGTAACCGAAGCCGATCGCGTCCAATAGCCACGACATCGCCTTCTGCATGCCGGCGCGTGACAACTCCTTGGTAATCTGGTCCGCCAGATCGGGCTGTGTCTCGCTCTGCACTCGCCAGGGTTTCGACAGCACCGCCAGACGACGGGTCTGCAAGTGCGCAGCAAGCGCAGGCTCCTTCTCCAGGATGGTCGCAAAAAGCGCAGCTTGCTCGCGCGGATCGCCGGCGTCAGCATCGCTTATTACCTGCACCAGCCGGTCCGGCGTCAGACGGTAACGGGACATTGATCCGGCAAGGTCCGATACGATCGCCATCATCAGATCGTCATCACGATCCCTCTCGGCGAGACGCCGCCGCTGATCTTCCGACTTGCGATAGCGCAAACGCGAATCGACGACACTACGTTTATTGTTGCTCATGCCAACGCTCCATGGATGTGTTTTTTTCAGGGACTGGTCCTCTGAAAAACACCGGAGCGTCAACCAAACAGACACACCGCACTAAAAAATCTTCGACCAGGCGGACGCGCCATCAGCGCGGAGATCGCCGCCGAAGCCAACGGCCTTGTAGATCGCCGGCCGGTCAGCCTCCATCACCATGTAGCGCAGAGCATCCATGGCGTGATCGTGGTCCTTGCGTGGCTCTTCCTTGGCGTTGCGGCCGTCTTTGGGCTCGTCCCAGACGTACTCATACAACTCATTGATGGTGTTGATGCAGGACGTTGAGATGTAGAGGCGCGGCCGGCCGTCGCCCGCCGGCATGAATCGCTTTTGCACCGCTTGGATGCCCGTGTAGACGTCTTTCCGAGCCTCTGTGTTGCTCACGCCATTGCGGTTCAGGAAATCACGCCCTTCCGCATTCTCCGGGTCGGCCACGGTTGCGAAGCTACCGGATTCGGCCGCTTTGATCTGCTCCGCCAGGGCGGCAATCTGCTCCCGAGCCTTGTATAGCTCGCGATACACCCACAGCCGGCCATCGCCATCGATAGCCCCCCACAAGCAGCAGAAGGGATTTGTGAAGCCGAAGTCGATCGCCCTAATGCGCTTCCAGTTCTCACTGCCGGGCGGGAGCTCGTCGAAGCAGTGCAGATCCTGATCGAACATGTCGTACACCGCGCCCTCGTTGTCACACCATTCGCCCAGTAGCATCCGTTTGCGCATGACACCGGGCAGTGCCTCAAGCGTCGCGATGGTGTCCTCGGGCAAAAAGGGGTTGTCGTAGGGCGTCCACGGCAAGCGCGCCCAGATCGCGGCGTCAGGCAAGGGCTTTTGGTCGCGCGGATCCGCTGCTGGCTGAATATGCTGCACGCCTACCTGGTGCAACCAGTGACGCGGACCCTTGGGATTGCAGTCCAGGATAAGCTTGCGCACCGCACCTGGCAGATTTTGGCTCAGTCGCGTCAGTACCTTTGTCACGGTGTCCCAGCTGACCTGGGTAGCTTCATTGATGAAAATGTGCAGGTACTCGTCGCCAAGAATTTTATCCACCCGCTCCGCGTCATCGAGCCCACCGACTCTGATGATGCTGCCATTCGGGAATCTGGCTTCCAGCGCGCTTTCGTGGTAGTGCACGCCAGCCGTTCCGGGCGGCAATATCTTCTTTAAGCTGAGGTTCCAGAGCGTGGTCCTCGCATGATCCAGTCGCCATCTGGCGCACAGGATACGCGCACCAGGCCTCGTCAGTGCCTCCTTGATCAACCACACCAGCGTCAGATCTGTCTTGCCGGACCGCGCCCCACCGTCAAAGAGATAACGTCGCAGGGCCGGGTTCTCCAGTAGAGCCCAGCCCTGTTTTTGTTTCGCAAAAAGCTTGTAGCGACGGGGATTTCTCATGTTTCGATGATGAACACGTTGTTCTGTGCTGAGTCATCCGGCACCTTCTCGGTCAAGCCAAGCAACTCCAATGCACGCATGGGGTCCAGGAGTTTGATACGGACCTTGCTGCCGTTCTCATTACATTCCTGCGTCATCTCCTGTACCGCCGCCCGCAGCGGATGCTTCTTGACCGCCGCCGGATCGATGTTGCCTCTATCGTCCAGGAAGTCCGCCAGCTCGGCCATCGCTATCGTCGCAAGGCGCCGGATAGCATCGCGGGCATGGAGTCGTTCAATCTTGAGCGCCTCGTTGTTGAGGTGCTCGATGCGGCTCTGAATATCAACATTTCTCAACAGCCTCTCGCCTGCAGATGCGGCTACCTCCGGCGTTTTTGGCTTGTACCCTGCAGCAACATAGGATGCGGCTGCATTGCGCCGGTGTGTGCCAGTGTAAGCGATGCAAAAGGCCTCCCAGCGGACATTCGCCAGGGGCCTTGCACCATCCACATTGACTCTTTTCTGCGGTTCGGTCATTCCTTCTTCCCGCTGCTCATAACCTCGAACAGCTCGGGCTGAATCGATCCAGATCGTATTTCGTTCCTGATCCTCTCGATCAGCTTCCTGGCGGCGCGGATGTCACGGTTCCAGATTTCAATGCACTCACGCCGGGCGGCCTCCATCTTCACGAGATTCTCTTCCGCCTCAAACAGCTCGACGTGCTTCCTCAGTTTGGTTTGTTCATCCACTGCGTGGCCTCCTGGCGTATCTTACGGGTTTCTTCAAGGGTCTTCATCAAGCCAATGTCAACGGCTACGTCGTCCACCGGTGCGGAGTCAGTCAGCGCCGATGCCAACGCCGGCCAGTTGTAGGCGATCGTGATCACGCGCTTGTGTACCGCCTGTTTCGTCATGCCAAGCCGGCTGCCGATCTCGGCCAGGCTCATGCCTGACATGCGCGCCAGCAGGATACGGCCATTCGTGGAATCAGACAGCGTTACATCGGCCACCAAGCGCAGCGCCTCGCGCACCATTGACGCTGCTACTGCAAGGGCCTCATCCTCTGGCGGCTCCGGTTCATATGACGGTGCCGGCGTCACTGCCTCCATGTAGTCATACTGGCTGATTTTATCCATGCGACCTCCTATCAATGCGCCGGTCGTCAACTTTTTTCACACTCCCGCACCTCCGCCTTTTTGATTGCGTCTACGATGACGCCCAACGTTTGCGCTTCCGGCGAGCCTTGCGACGGGGTATCGATATATCCATACTCAATCCCATTCCGGATGAAGTCTCTGGCAAGTTTCAGCGCCTCCAGCAGCTCCCTGTTTGTCATCTCCAGCGCCTCGATGCGCTTATCGGTTGCAGTCATGTTCGCCAGCCGTTGCTTCTCGCGGATTATGGACACTTTGACCTTGACCTTGACTGCGTCTGCCATAGTGCAATGGTACCAGCACCCCGGAGTATCAGGATTGCACATATATCCATGATTTTCCGAGCGTATGTCGTTACATTGCCAAG